CAATATCGACGGGAGGTGCAGCTATAAAAGCTAGTATGAATGCGGTTGTTGCTGTTAATAAGCAAGGTATCATGATGACACCAAACCAACCGACGTAAAGCCGGTTGTTGGTGCTTGTTACCCATTCACAGAATCTATTCCAATTGGAATCTTTTAATGTGAGTGTTGTCATTTACATTAATGGTGCTGTCTTAGGTGTAACAGTAGCTCTATAAGTACCTACTGATTCAGCTCCAGCTACTGAAGCGTCTGCTGTATTACCTACAACTTTACTACACTGAGCTACTTGTGCAGCTTTAGTACCAGTATCATTGTATGGTATAAACCATCTATCTCCAGATGCTTTTACTTTGTAACTTACTACCATAGCGTTAGCTCTGGCAGAAGGGTCGTATGCTTTAGACATAATTAAAATTGTACGTTTGAGTTTTCTAATTTATCATATACATCCTGGCGGTAAGCTGGATCTGAATCGTAACGAGGATCGGACATAGCTTGTACAACTTCAGCTTGGCTACGGAATCCATTGGAAATTCGTGCTGCTTTACCTTGTAACATCCTACCCTCATATCCTTGTTGGTTTTCATATTCAGATCGTAACCCTGCTACTGCTATTTGTATAGCTGTTGCATTACCATTCTGTATAATACTATTGAACGCATCCATTTTATGCTGTTCAGCATTATCACTAGCCCAATCAAGTAGTCTAGCATATTCTGCCTCACCACCTGCTGAGTTGTGAATTTGATTAACTTCTGAATCAGTTAAATCAACAGCAGAAGTTCCCCCAGATTGAGGGTTGTTCTCTTGTATAGCAATGTATGCATTAACAAGATCATTGCTGCTCATCTCTTTGAACTGTTCAACAGTATCAGGTGATAGCTGACCTTCATTAGCATAGTATTCCTCGGAAGCATTAGTGATAAGTTCTATACCTGCACTAGTTGCTTCATCATAATACTCATCTTCATCTAATGTAGATTGCTCTTCTTCGTCTGCATCACCTGAACCTAATTTCTTTTGTAATGCTAGGTAAGCATTCTCTAAATCTTCGGTGTTATTAAATTTACCTGCAAGTAATTCAGCTTCTTCTTGACCTAGCTTTTCAGCAGCCTCTAAAGCTGCCTGTTCTTCTTGATTAAACTCAGGTGCATTAGGATCAGCTGGATTATATGTCAGTGTTTCCGTCATTCTTTACTCCATTAGCGGTGGTTACTTTTAAATTACCTAGACCTACTGTAGTTACAAACTCAGGGTCTAGTCCTATGCGTGCCTTAGCTTCTATAATAGTACGCTTGGCAACATCTGTGTTATCTAAGTTATCTGGTTTACTCACCTTCGGGAGGGACGGCTTCTTGCGGGGTACCTTCTTCGGGCGGGATGGTTTGGTTTCCATTTTGTCCTGTTAGTTGATCATATCCGTCGTCCATTAAACGACCTATAGCTGGGTTCTTACTTGGGTCCATCATAGCAGTGTTAGCAAACTGACCTGCCTGTTTAGTAAGCTCGGCCTGTTGCATCTCTTGCATCTGTTGTTGCTTCTCACGAGCCATAGTTTCAGGCGTCTTGATAAGATTCAATGCATCTATACCTTGAGCAGCAGCGAGTCGTTTAACATACTCACCTGGATCAAGATATTTTATCATCATTTCTGGCCCAACAGTTTGTGAAAGAGTCTGAGCAAATCTAATTAAACTTTCCTCATCTTGTCCTCTACCTAATGCATTAACACCAGCGATAATTTCTGGACGTACCAGATCTTTAGGAATTTTAGGTAGTTCCTTATTACGCTGTAGTATATGTAATGTTCTATTGAGGTAGGGTACAAGAAACTCTACTGTAAGTAGACTAAATAATCCACCCAATTGTTGTTCGAGTTCCATCTGCGTGAGGCGTACCTCTTCTGCAGTAGTTCTCTCACTTTGCCTAACTGTAAGAACAAGGAAAGCTTCGCTTATCCTACGTTCTAAGTTTTGCATTTGTTCCTGTGCTGTTCTAAAGTCAGCTGTTTTACCGACTTGTACAACTCCAACATCATCAGGTCTACCCTGAACGATTGCTCCGTTGCCAGCTTCAGCTATGGTTTTTGGTTTTGTAGTTGAGCTTGGTGATACCAAGAATACTACCTTAGCTGCAGCAGCTGATCCCTCTACGAGAGCCTGGGATAATCCTTCTAGGGATCTAATGTCCCCAAGGAATTCTTCCACTCTACCCCGTCCGTAATCTTCTCCGTCCACTGTATTGAATCTCAATACCAGCCAGGGAGAAGTATTCTTAGGGGCAGTGCTGCGACTGCCAGGTAATATATTATCGAATGCTTCTTGGTGCCATACCCATCTACCATTATCATCGAGTCGGACGTAAGTATACACTTCTACGTCTTGATCATCAGATCCTGTCTTGTAACCGTCTTCCCCTGGGGGATTAGGTAAAGGTACTGGCAGATCTTGACCGAGTATCTTACGACTAATTAGTTCCTTTGTTACGATCTCACAAATGTTCCCGTTCCCGTCACGATTAACAACGTAACGTTGAAGGGGATAATTTTTAAGACCTTCTTTACCCATGAATATCAGTGCGTTACCAGAGACAATCAAATGTTTGAGAGCTTGGTGAACTACTACTCTATCGCTAGAGGCACTAATATAATCCATGACCATCCTTTCCATCTTAGCAAAGGATAGGTCCAATTCACTTCGTACTTCTGGGGGAAATTCCACACCTAATTTATCATCCCTTATCTGCATCTTGAAGAAGCTTGTCTGTGGAGGTAGCAATGCAAGCATAAGCTTTGCTGCTAAATTGACCACCGACTTAGCTCCTACTGACTGCCAAGGTGTATGTAATTTTAAATGTGTTGGGCGTGTACTTAGATCTTCTTGTACTAGATAGGGCAACGTTAGTCTCGAACACTCAACTGCAGTATTAAGGAACTGTGTTCTACCACTAGTTAATTGTGAGTATCTTTCACGTGCTTTCATTATCTTTAATACTTACTGGATTGTTGACTAGGCTTAGAACCACCAGACTTTGCAGCTGCTGCTTTTTTAGGCTTACCTCTAAATGAGGTCGCCCCTATCTGTGGTCCATCTTGAAGTGTTGTGACCCTTTCTTCTTCACGAGGGTACCAATTAACAGTACTCGTCGCCGCAGGGCCAGGTTGATTTCCTATACACATTTTAATATTTATCAGATTGTTTTGATTTAGCTGCAGCTTCAGCGGCTTGCTTTGCTGCTAGTCTATCGTAGTAACCTTGATTAAGTTGAGCTCGTTTAGGTTGCAAATGTGCTGTAGCTTCTTGTGAGAAGTCTCCACTTGCTGTTACTAATTTATTATTAACAGTATCAGGTGCAGCATCATAATCACTTTCCCATGTATTTCTTTTAGGTTCTACATATTCATAGTTACTACCTCCACCTCCTAAGCACATAATAATATCTCCTTAGTTGGGTTCAGTAATACCGCTTCCAGTAGCGCTGCCTAAATTTGGCATTGATTCAGGAGCTATAGCACCAAACTCTTTAACTCCTCTTTGAGCTTGTTTAATCTCTAATGCTTTTCTCTTGCGAGTAGAGATCTTATCCTCTTCTGTATCCTCATCTTCTATACGTGAAGCAGCTGGGATATCAGGAGGCGGTCCTGCCGATTTCATAGGTGGCGCTGGCTTCATCCTTGGTGGTGGTGGCGGGGCACCTCCTCCTCCTCCTAAGCACATGTTATTTGTCCTCTTGTAGTTTGTTTCGTATATATTCTACCACACTGGCTTGACCAGCACGGTACATGATCGATTCGATCCGTTCTTTTGGGTGGACGGGGTTCCATTTGAAATGGTCCTCGACCTCTTTGAAAAGCTCATCAACTCTTTCGTTGTGGAGCTTAAGCGTATTGAGGGAGATTGACATTTGAGTGTTCAAAGAAAGCTGGCATACGTGCTCGCTGTGTGTCAGAAAACTCTGGAGCTTTCCCTTCATACATTAAGCGATCACTCGCATCCAGCCAAAAATTTTTGTCTAAATATTTATCGGTAGTATTAATACCTAGGGGTTGGAATACCCAATTAATCGTGGCCTTCCTAAGTTTATCCAGAGATTGACTAGGAGATAAACCCATATCATTACATACGAGGCTATTGCAGGCCACGTGTATTTGTTCGTCTCTGGAAATATCAGCTGATACCGTTCGGAGACCAGGATCCCCACAAAACCTAAAAAAAGGCAGAAGTACAAAGAATATAGCACGTTCAGCTACCAAAGCTTTTAATATAGTGTGATCTGGGTGGTCTTCCCATGCTGTTCTCAATCGGAGTGCTTCGGCCTCGGCCTCCACGTTAACCCCAATTGAATTAGCAATATACCCAAGAGCAAGGTCATGGTTTTCTTCGTCGGTTACATTTGATTCTAACAGTACTCTAGCAGATGCGGGAACATCTTTCTCAAGTGCATCTGAAATAAAGCCGCCAACTGGTAGCTCCATATGCCGTATTGCAAGAGCACGGTAGATGGTTTCTTCAGCACCCTCTTTGAGTTTGCCAGCTGTAGTTTGTACGGGAGTCCATTTACGTTTTCTCCCAAGTAATTTTTCATACGGATCTTTCTTCATTATTCTTGACAATCGCAGGTAACGGGCTCGTTTCCGAGTATATCCTGCAAGTAATCATCCACATCTTCTTGATCCAATGCTGCATACGCATCTGTCTTATCTTGTGTATCTGACATAACTTGCAGACTGTAGTATAAGGAGGTTTGGGGTGATACTAACCACTCTTCGACGAAGTTCCTGTCGTATGTTACAACATCACTCCAGCTATTAAACGAATAGCCGTGAAGAAGTCCTGTGTTATTCATCATTATCATTATCTCATCTGCTACTTTCTTATATGCATCCCAACCTACTTCGCTGGCGATCTCAACATGTCCGTAGTCGAAGTGTTCAACACCGAACGTTCCAGAGTCTCGATCAACTGATCGTGCGAT